TTTTGCTGGTGTAGCTGCTATGAACCCGGACAATTTCGGCAACTCCACAGTTTATGGCGCATAAATATCGTTGCATAACAGCAGGTTGACCTAACAAATCCCTTGTTCGGACTAACCCTCGGGGGGTTACATAAATCCTTGCATAGCAGCAGCTTGCAGGTAGGGTCAATCGGCCACAAATCGGCCTATACGCGCCTCTCTGCTTGCCCACAGGGCGTAGCTGAGGTACCTTCACCGACATGTACACCTACCGCGAACAGAAAGAGGCCCTCGACGCTGTCCGGCTGAGAGAGGGTCAGCAGAGACGCATCGACTGTCCCTTCTGCGGCGGTCGAAAGACCTTGTCGGTATCTCGCAGGCAAGGACGCAGGATGTGGCAGTGCTTCCGCGCCTCTTGCTCCGTGAAGGGGGTGGCTGGAGCAGAGATGGACTCAGACGCCATACGCTCTCGCTTGTCTGGGAAGGAGGAAGTTAAGAGGCGGTCTACGCCCCTCCCCGAGCATCTGTCGCGCCCGGAGTATCACCCCAAGGTGGTGGCCTATCTGGAGTCTGTGTCCTCGTGGCGGGCGTATGACGAGGGTTTGATCAAGATTCGGTACGCGCCCGCCGAGAACCGAGTCCTGTTCTTCTTCCCAGAAGATAGAGGGGCGGTCGGGCGGTCACTTGATGGCCGTAAGCCGAAGTGGAAGGCCTACGCCGACACTTCAGGCCTGCTGACGGTGGGGAGCGGGGAGACCGCCGTACTGGTCGAGGACGCAGCGTCTGCCTGTTCTGTTTCAAGGTTCTCATTTTGTTCTGGTTGCGCGCTGTTAGGCACCGAGCTAAGGTCGGAACAGAAATCGCAGCTAATGGCGTATCAGAAGGTGATCATCGCACTGGACAAGGACGCCTCAAGAAAAGCGGTCGCCATGAAGGGTAAAGTTGAGGCGCGAGTGCCTACTTCAGTGGTGCTACTTGAGGAAGACCTCAAGTTCTGCACCGAGAGCGAGATAGAAAGGCTTCTAGGATGAAAGCGCGGGGACTGATCCTCATAGACTACGAACTCCCCGGCGGCTTCGCAGACGCCGCAGAGGAGCAGGAGCGTCTGGAAAAGGCGATGCATGAACTGACCCGAGGCAACCCTCGGGTCCGCTACCAGCAGTGCGTGATCAAGGAGCGCCGGGGTGAAGGACACCCCGACATCAGGAACCTTAAAATCCGTACCTCCTGACGGACACTCCATACCCCCGAAAAGGCCCCTAGTCAGACGACTGGGGGCTTTCTTTGTGTGATCTGCTGTGGTATCTCTTGTTACCTGAACAGATCACCGAGGGGTTCGATGCTAGACACGAACATGCTCCAGTCGCTTCTGAACCACGAGTTCTACGAGCGACACAAGGACCGGCTGCGAGCAGAGCTGTTCGCCGAGGATTTCCGAGAAGTCTTCGAGGCCATCAAGTCGGCTCACGAGAGGTATCAGCAGGATCTCAGCCCGGACGAGGTGTTGGCCGTCTGGAAGCTGTCCAATCCTGTGGCAACCCGCGCCTACACCGCCGAGGTTGAGGACTGCGTGGAGGCTGTCAGCAAGGCTGACCCGCTTGGCGAGGAGATTGCTTCGGACAGCATCCAGACGCTCTGGAAGCGCCACATAGGCAAGCAGATCGCCACTCTGGGGCTAGAGGTCTCGGAGGGCAACGACGAGGCTATGGCGCGTCTCCAGAGGCTGCTGGAGCGAAGCGCAGAGGGCTTCGCGTCCGATGACTTCGGACAGCCTACGACGCAGGACTTGGACGAGTTACTCGTCGATATGGGCGACGAGTCTCGCTTCAAGTTCCACATCGAGACGCTGGCCCGCCACGTCTACGGCATTGGCCGCACCGAGTTCGGTATCATCTTCGCCACCCCCGAAACCGGGAAGACGGCGTTCGTCGTGAGCCTTGCCTGCAGCCCCGGAGGCTACGTCGATCAAGGGGCCAAGGTCATGATGCTCGGAAACGAAGAAGCCACCAAAAGGACTGTGGTGCGGGCGTACTCCGCTGCGACCGGGCTGTCCAAGGAAGAGATATTCGAGGACCGAGAAAAGGCGAAGATGCTCTACCGCGCCCGTATGAAGGATCAGCTGATCTTCAAGGACACTCAGGAGTGGGATTTCGAAAAGATTGACGCCTACATTGGCCATGAGAAGCCCGACGTCGTTTTCATCGACCAAGCCGACAAGGTATCCATCGCCGGTCGCTTTGACGCCTCACATGAGCGTCTGAGGGAGTTGTATCGCCGTCTAAGGGAGATGGCGAAGAAGCACGACTGTGCCATTTGGGGCGTCTCTCAGGCTTCTAACGACGCCACCGGAAAGACCCGCATCACCTACGACATGATGGAGGGGTCCAAGATCGGTAAGGCCGCCGAGGCAGACCTAATCATAGGCATAGGCAAGCACTCTGGCGACAACGAGAGCGGTGAACCGGACAACTCCCGTTTCCTTACCATTTCGAAGAACAAGATCTCGGGGTGGCACGGCACCCTGATCTGCACCATCCAACCGGAGATTTCCCGTTATGCCGAATGAGATTTTCGTTCCGTTGTCGAAGCCGGAGATGGCTGCCTGCCGTCAGGCTGCAGCTTTCCGGTGGCAGATGGCTCGTGCATCTGGTGTCGCCAATCAGAGGCGCGACAAAGACCGCAGTGACGAGGACATCGACTTTCTTGGGGTAAGAGCGGAGATGGCGGTGTCGAAGCTGTATGACATAGAATACTCCCCGCATCACCTCGGTATAGACGATGGCGTCGATATGTACTGTGGAGACGTCTCCATCGACGTGAAGTCCACGTTCTACCAGCACGGCAGCTTGGTCCTGAAGGCCAAGAAATGGGCTAACGCCGATCTCTACGTTCTGGTGACTGCCACAGCTAACGAGTCCCTAATGCGCGTGGTAGGCGGCGTCACCCAACATAAGCTTTTGGCGGATAGTACCATCGAGAACCTCGGGCATGGGGAGGGACTGGTCCTAGAGCAAGACAAGCTTGGGTCGCCCATCGCCATCTGGCGGTATCTCAAGTCCGTCCAGTTCCAAAACGGTTACGCGGAAAGCATGTGAGGGAGTGAAATGAACGACGTGTACATCAAAGACGGCACCCTGATGATTCCTCTGTCCGGCGAGACTGCGGATAGTATCGTAGTGGGCGCGCTGAAAGATTCTCGGGAGTTTGTCCGGCAAGAATTTCACAGAACGCTTGCGTCGGCGGGGCAATACGACGAGTTTCCCCCTTTCTTAGAGGAAGACATCAAGGAAATGCATTCTCTCCTTATTTCGTTCAATAGAGTACTGGAGTACTACGGATGCTGACCAAGGAAGATCTCAAGCGTATGTGGGAGCAGTCGGGTCGGCCTGCCGAGGTGGCTGAGTTCTTCGGCTTGCCGGGAGACGAAGAGGAAAAACCAGCTAAGCCCCCGAAAACGAGATGGGCAAAGTTGTGGGAGAAGCTGAAAAGCTTCTAAGGCGAGGAGAGAGACAGCAAATGAAGGCAATAGTCCTCGATCTGGAGACGTCCGTGCAAAGTGTTGGGGGGGAGCTTGATGGCTCCCCTTACAACCCAGACAATTTTTGTGTCTCCGCCCACTGGAGGGTTATCGACGAGTTAGGCCAGATCGGGGAGGCCCAGCGCCTGATCTGGAACCATGCCGAGAAGGACGCACCTGATCCTCGTCAGCCGCTGCAGGATGCACTAAACGAGTGTGGTGAGTTGGTCGCTCACAACGCCAAGTTCGACGTGCAGTGGCTTCTGGAAATGGAGTTCGACCTCCCCGAACGCGTCTGGTGTACCATGATTGGTGAGTACATCCTTGCGCGCGGGCAATGGCTGGGACTGTCCCTGAAGGACACTGCGGAAAGGCGGCGTGTTACCCGTAAACGGTCGGACGTTACCGAAGAGTATTTCAAAAAGGGCATCGGTTTTGACCAGATGCCCTTGGATGTGATGATCGAGTACGCCGATGCGGACGTGTTGTCTGCCGCCGAAATCTACTTGGCCCAGAGAGACGACCTGCAGGCGGAAAACAACAAAGGACTCCGCCCAGTCTTCGATCTGATGTTCGATATGCTTCATTTTCTCGTTGAGATTGAACAGAACGGCATCAAGATCGACCTTGATGCTCTCTCTGAAGTGGAGGACCAGTTTCGCGCTGAGAAGCAGGAGATCGAACGCCGCCTCAACGAGATTGTCGGAGAGGTGATGGGCGACACGCCTATCAACCTGAACTCTGGGCCTGACATGACCGCCGTGGTCTACAGCCGTCGGGTAACCGACCGCGAGCTTCACAAGCAAATGTTTAACATCGGCGTGAATGCGGTAGGAAAGCCGCTGCCTACGCCTCGTATGAACAAGTCGGAGTTCGCCGCTGCCGTCCGCGCCACCACCTCTGTGGTGGAGAAGACAGTGGCGCAGTGCTGCCCGGATTGCGCGGGATCAGGCAAGCAGAGGAAGTTCCGCAAGGACGGGCAACCCTACAAGCGGCAGCCCAAGTGCAAGGTATGCGACGGCCACGGTGTGATCTACGCCAAGACCGGCGAGAAGGCGGGGCTTCGGCTTGTTCCTGAGGGGCCTGCTGATGCCAGTGTCCACGGCTTCAAGGTGGACAAGCACACGATCAAGAGGCTGATCGCGCAGGCGGAAGCAAAGAACCGTCCCGTTGCCGTCGAATTTCTGGAAAAGATCTCGCGGCTGAACGCGGTGAACACCTACCTGTCATCTTTCGTCCACGGCATCCAAGCTTGGACGCGGGAGGATGGCCTCCTGCACCCCAACTTCAACCAGACCGTCGCCCGCACCGGGCGTCTGTCGAGCAGCAAACCCAACTTCCAAAACCAGCCTAAAGGAGGCAAATTTCCGGTACGGCGGGCCGTCGTCAGTCGATTTGATGGCGGTCTGGTGCTTGAGGCAGATTTTTCAGGGCTGGAGTTTCGGGTCGCCGGAGAACTGTCCCGCGACGGCCAGATTATCAAGGACATCCTCGACGGCAAAGATATCCACCGGCAAACCGCTTCCATCATCAACCAGTGCGACGTTTCGGAGGTCACTAAGGAGATGCGGCAAGCCGCTAAGGCCCATAGTTTTGCTCCATTATATGGTGGACAGGGAGCTAACGAACCACCGCATATACAACAGTACTTCAAAGAGTTCTTTAACATCTACACGGGTATGGCGCGAAAGCACCGCGAGTGGATGGACGGCGTACTGAAGAATGGCATTGTGCGTATTCCGTCGGGGCGGGAATACTACTTCCCCGACGCCAAGCGGCTGAGGTCCGGGCGCATCACGAACGCCACTGCGGTCGTGAACTATCCCGTTCAAGGATTTGCTACTGGGGATCTGGTTCCGCTGGCCTGCATACGCGCGCAGAGAATCTTTAAGCGAGAAGGTCTTCGCTCCAAGCTGATCCTGACGGTCCACGACAGTATCGTGGTGGACGTGTACCACAACGAATTACCTGTGGTGTGTCGCGCGTTGTCTGAAGCGATGGATCTCCACGACGAGATACTTGAACGCTTTGACTACGAGTTCTCTGTCCCTCTCGCTATCGAGATCGAGGCCGGACCCAACTGGATGGAGATGGAAGAAGTCGCTCTAGAGGCTCAGGCGGCATAGAAACTACCCTAAGAGCGCCCTTAGGGGTTGCGCCAAGGGCGCTCTTAAGGTACCTTTGGGACTCCAGCAGTCAAAGGACGGAGTTCCGAATGTCCACTGAAGTCGCCGTTATCGATCCCGCCGAGCAGCAGCGCCTTGCTGAAATGATGGGCGCTAAGAAGGAGCAGTCTGGCGGCGTTCCTCTTCTCAAAATCAATCTGCAGCACGAAGACAGTCAGGACCGGCCCATCCCGGCAGGTACGCTGTACCTGACCGATCAGGATACTCCTGTCTACGCGAAGACGGTCAAAATCCGCGTCCTCGGTCACCATTACCAGTACTCCGAGTATGACCCCGACCAAGAACAAGTGGTCAATAAGACGACCATTAACTCCAGCTTTCGAGAGGAGTTTCTGGACATCAAAGGCACGACTAAGTGCGGCATGACCAAGTCCAAGTCCAAGATGGGCGAGGGCGAAGCCAAGCGCTTCAAGAACGTCACTTGCTTCCGGCAGCTGCGTGTGCTGGTGACCTACACCGGCAAGACCGCTGACGAAGAAGAGGTCACCGTCGAAAACCAGCCCGCGATGATGCTTCTCAAAGGCTCCAACTTCATGCCGTTCGATGAAGAGGTTATGAAGCGGATGCCGAAAGGAAACGAGATCTGGGATTTCTGGATCGAAGTCTCCCTGAGCAAGCACAAGAACGGCTCGGTCACTTACTACGTCGCCCACTTCAGCGCGGACTTTGCGAACCCGGCTCCGCTGGACAAGGACACCGTAGACACTATCAAGCACTTTGCCTCGCTTATCAAGAGCGAAAACCGTCGCATCGTCGAAAAGCACAACGAGGCTATCCGCGAGCGTACGCAGGCCGCTGCTTTGATGGACGATAGCGACGATCTTGAAGCGGACGTGGCATGAAGGTCCTAGAGGCGCAAATTCGTTCGACTCTGGACGCCGTCTCCAACGGAGGCGGCGTCGAGGTCAAGGAAGAGTGGATTGAGCAGGCTGGAGAGGAGTTCAAGGAGGCTCTGAGGCGGCAGTTCAAACCGGACAGCCGGGGGTTCCGTCTTCGCATGTCGAATATCGGGCGTCCTCTCTGCCAGCTTCAGATGGAGAAGTCTGGAGCGAAGCAGTCCCGTAAACCTTACAACCACGTCGTGAGGATGTTGATCGGAGACGCGGTCGAATCCGTTATTCGTCTGGTCTTAAAGGCTGCAGACATGAACGTCACCAGTCATGGGGACCATGTGTCGCTCTCAGTGGCTGGTGCTGAGGTTGAAGGAGACAGCGACCT